TGTTCTGTGGGCAATCCATACACCGTTTGGACTGGCGATTCTCTGGTGCTACTTCAGGTGCAGGGGTCTGGGTATCTGCTGACCAGCACTTCGGGGGTGTTGGATTCTGGGGGTCATAATTCCCTTCATAGTAAGTACGTGAGATTGGTGCTGCATTGACAACCACGATATTCATGTTGTCTTCTTTGCTCACGGATACTTGCTCACCACCAGAAAACTCACGGAACTTACCACCGTTAAGGCTGATTCGGTGCCGCTTCTCCCCACCGCCTGACCCGCTTAACAGGTTATCGTTTACATCTTGCAACGACTTAAACAGGTCGCCAGTCACAAGCGCGTTGTCTCCAAACAAGGTAACTTCAGACATAGTATTTCCCCTTAATAATCATCATCTAGGTTTACGTTAATAGGCTCATCTTGCGTAGCACTGACAGTCTCAACCCCGATAGGCGTCACAGTAGCTTTCGTGGCCTCGGCCTGAGCTGTCAATGCTTGCGACACGTCGCCAATACAGAATCGGTATGTGTTGCCTACTTTGATATAAGTATCTTTCGGGATGCTACCCTGACGAACCCACGCACGGATCGTGGATATAGATACTGAAAAGTGGTTCGCTAACTCTTCGATTGGTACAAATGGTCCGGTCATTATTTTTTCCTCACTGAGATTATGTATTCGGAGTCAGTATTAAGACCTTTCGGTACTAACTCTGGGTTATCTTCGAGAAACTGCTTTACGTGGGTCTGGTTTAGGCGCTTCTCAAAAAACTCGGGTAGTTCATGTTCAAGGATAAACTTGTGCATGGATTCCCAATCGCTTGTCCAGTAGCGTGTCCTAACAGACCGGTAAAACAAACCCTCTGAAGTCTTCACACTTTCAAGACCTTGCTCTTTGCAGTAGTCGAGTAGTGCTGCCTTGACCTTATCTAACTGTGTGCCAAGGGCGTCGTCTTGCTTTTTAAACTCGGCTGATAACTCAGCCTTCTTGTTCCGTATCTTCAGGTACACCTTGGTTAACTTCTCAGCTAACCCTTTATCCTCATCCATATCTGCTCTCCTAGGTACCCCAGTTCGTGTTGGGAGATCCACTTTAATGCTGTTTAGTACCCTAGTCAAGTATTTCTTTGTAAAGATCGATCATTTTTGTGTGAACGTCTAGTCTGTTATCTAACATTGCGTAAACGCGTTTCTCTACGGGGGAACCTTGGAGCTGTATGATAGTACACTTGGTATCTTGTCCTGCTCTGTGTACCCGAGCATTAGCCTGAGCATAAGTCTCTAGTGAGCTTGTCGGTCCCCACCAAACCACAGTACTCGCAGCGGTTAAGGTAACGCCGTGCGCTGCTGATTGTGGCTGGATGACTAGCACCCGAGGATTGTCGGTGGTCTGGAACGTCCTAAATATCTCAGTACGTTTCGCCACAGGCACATCGCCCCGGATAACCTCAGTGGTTATCCCCTCACTCCGTAGCTTATCTGTAAGGATGTCGATCGTGTGTTTGAACGGGACGAATATCAAGATCTTCTTACTGCTCTCGTCGATCACTTCCCGTAAGACTTTATACCGATGACTAATATCAAACGCTATGGTGTCTCCATCGTCGGTGTACACTGCACCAGAAGATATTTGCAGGAGCTTGTTCATGTTCACAGCGGCATTAGCTGCCGTAATATCTTCCCCCGCTGCCTGTATCACCATGCGTTCTTTCAACATCTTGTAGTATTTAAGCTGCTGGCGCGTAAGCTCCACTTCCCGTGTGACGTACACCAGTGGTGGTAGGTCTAAGCACTCTTCCTTAGTGAAACGTATGGCAGGCTGCAAGGCTTTGTATACCGTATCGGTGGCATTGGCTTTCGGTACCCACTTAAACTGTGTGAGCTTATCCATTACTTGGTCACGGAACGACCCGAAGAACCGAGGCACTGCTTGGGGGTTAACCAGCTTGGCAATACCGTAGGCGTCTAGGGGGGACTGTGCCGCCGGAGTACCCGTCATCATCCACAACCATGTAGTCGGCCCTATCAACTTGTTCAGGGACTTCCAACGCTTTGTCTGGGGGTTCTTGTAGTGTGTTGCTTCATCCACAATGATCAGGTCGAAGCCGCCATTGGCGATGTCTTCTGCAACAATCTCTACTCCGTCATAGTTTATTACGACGAACTCAGCCCCACCATTGATTATCTTCCGGCGTTTCTCTTTTGCTCCATAGGCCACATCAACCGTGCGGTGCATAGCAAAGCTAAACAGGTCCGCACGCCATGCCGAATCCATAATGGATAGGGGGCAGATTACTAGGACGCGACGGATCTTGCGCTGGGTCATCAGGAAATCAGCAGCCCATATAGCGGAGGCTGTCTTGCCAGTGCCCTGCTCATTAAAGCAGAAGGACCGCCGATTCATCGTAAGGAAAGACGCAGTAACACGTTGGTGGTCGAAAGGTTTGTACTGTCCGGGCCAAGCGTACCGCCCTTCAATAGGCGACGGTACCTTCATGCCAAGGTTCTTCAGGACGTGTGCTTCTTCCAATCCCCAGTTGACGAGGACTTCGTTATTTTGCAGTTCTTTGCTCTTTGGTATTACGGTGGTAACCTTTTGGGGGTTACGAAGCCGCAACAAGAGTGCCTTGTTGTTAAGAATTTCCACAGTGTTCTCCATCGCAGCGCCCTAGGTAGGGCGCGAGTTTGTTAGTGTGACACTAACTCTTTTTCTTATAGTTCCGTGCACGGTTCTTGCTTGCGCTTTCTATGATATACCCGTCTTTGTTCGAGCCGCCTTTCGACAGTGCCTTCTTATGGCTGACGTCTTTGCCCTCACGCTTGTCCGCTTTGCCATTCTTATCTTTATCCACACCTTCCTTGTCTACTGCTCTACGGGCACGCTGTCTTTCCATACGCGCCTTAAACTCCTTACTGTCTACTGGATTGTTCGTCTGCTTCTTTCGGTCTTTCGGATCTTTGTATGGCATTAGTTTCTCCCGTTATGTACGCACACTGTGACCGGGCAATACCTCTTACACAACCCACTAGGGTTAGGGTTCCAAGTATCTGCCTTCGCCGCAGCGTGCATGCGTGCATATTTGCCTAGCCATTTCTCCCAGAGTTTCGTCTTGTCGAAATCGGCATAGCTGTCTTTGATTAGATCGTTACTAACAACGAACAGTAAGCCTGCCCGTATCTTCTTAACCTGTGGATAGTGGGCGAACACTGTAAGCGCCATCAGTTCTAGCTGGCCCTTATCCGCATACTTCGAGTTCTTACCTGTCTTATAGTCGATCACCCACGCGAGGTCACCATCCAATATGATCAGGTCGGCGATCCCCCGAAACCATACATCCTTGTCAAAGAACCCGCATGGCTCCAAGTTTTCCGTCATCCCCATCTTCAGTTCGCACAGCTTATCACCTTGTTTAGCGTTCAACGCGTCCAACATGTCCTGTGCAAAAGAAAACCTAATAGGTAGTGGAGTACCCTTACCGATGTAGTCTTCGGCAGAGGTATGAAACTCCGTACCGTATCGGGTAGCGTCAGTCTCCGTGAATGGATACTCTTTCAGTATCTTCTCATGGTAAAACTGCTTAGGACATTGTTCAAAAGATTTGATCTTACTGAACGACCACGGGGCTACATTTATCATTCACAATCTCCATAGGATTGACCGGTTAAACTCTCACAGTCTAGGGGTAATCCGGCTGCCCATGAAGGTGTCTTTCGCATACACATATCGATATACGTCTGTGCTTCTGCCACCTCTGCATCGGGTACACAACACACAACAGAGTCGTGCACGGTTAGCACAACGCGGTATCTCTTGGCTATTTGTAACATTTGTTCACCAATAATACAACGGGCTATCGCTTGGCAGACGTTCTCAACTACCTTACCACCATAGATACGCGTTCGGCCTCGTCTAGTTTTGTACGTGTATTCCAGACCATCCTCAGTGTACTCAGCCTTCAGATCCTCATACCGTAACAACAAACCAGATGGTATACGTATGGCCTTCTCTGCCCCAATCACTTCGAGGATACCTTCTAACCCGATCTGTAACGTATACCCATCGGCAAGCTGCTTGACCATGCTCTGGGCATCACGCCAGACTTGGTTAATTTTACCATTAGCAGTACGGTATATACTAATAACACGTCGTGCCTCTGCCAGCTCCATATCGAAACCAAACGTCTTCAACTGTTCTTTGAACCGTACTGCACCCATACCGTAACCTGCACCGAGAATGGTAACCTTCCCAACGAACCGCTGGTCTTTGGTTACCTCAGCTACAGGCACACCGTATATGCTCGACGCCATGTACTTGTACACATCTTCCTTGTTAGCAAACGCAGCTACCAAGTCATCCTGCCCAGCAAACCATGCCAAGACACGTGCTTCGATCTGTGCGGAGTCAGCGTCAATAATGGTGTACCCTTCAGGGGCCATGATACTACTCTTTAACTTCTTACCGTTGACTCCCCGGCTAGGTAGGTTCTGCATGTTGATCTTATCATCACCTCCCCAGCGTCCGGTATGCGCGGCGTAGTAACGAATCGGTACCGGCATCAGACCACGTTTGGATATATCTATAAACCTCTGAGTACGCGTTTCTTCTAGGGTGCTTTTCGTGCCCAGCCTTGCAGCAACCAGCGCCTGTACTTGGTCGTTCTCATGGTCTAACAGTGCCTTGAAGGCTTCGTCGGACTTAGCAAACGCCCACGTCTCCTTACCTGTTGTCAGGCTTATCTTAGTCGGCGGAATTACGCCGAGTGCTTTAAGCACCTCAGCAAACTTCGGGTTACTCATCAGCTCTTTCTTATCAGTAACACCGGCATCTGTTAACAGCTTATCCTTACGATCTTTAACGTCTTCGAGGTGTGACTCCAGTAGGCCAGTATCGAGTTCAAGTACCGGATCGATAAACATACGCAGTGTTAAGTCGATCAACCTAAGCTCCTGCTTAGGGAAACCCTTCTGCATCAGGATACCGAACAACCTGTACGTCAGGTCTACATCGTTGATACAGTAGTCACCGTACCGGTCTAGTTCTTCTGGTGAAAAATCACCTCGTCGTTTTCCGAGGGCATTGAGTACCTCCGTGCCCTTGACTCCGATATTATACCTTTCAGTAAGCGCTTTGAGACTTCCACCAACTTCCACCCCATGAAGAGCACGGGACATGCAAAGAGTATCGGTATAAACGCGAGGATGCACACCAAAACGCCAGCTAAGAATGGCACCATCAAAAAGAGTATTGTGACAGAGGACCATAGACTCCGACCAATTGAAGGTGTGTAGGTATTCTCTGATCTGTTCATGCGTTCCACTTGCCCATTCAGTTTGTTCATTGTTAACCTTTATCCCTACACCGACCACCTCGAACTGTGGGTCACGGATGTATGATTCTGTTGTCATCTTAGATAGTGAAAATTCCTTACTGTAAAACGTCTCGAAATCTACGGTTATAAGGTCCATCACATACCCACCTTTTCTATTAATTTATTCAGGTACCACTGCGCTTTCAGCAAATCTTCTTTCGGCTTGGCCTTGCTCTCATAACGCCAGAGGTATTTCAGTGCTGCGCCTTTGCAGTATCCCTTAAACGCCTCAGCTGTCATCGAGGCTTCTATACCATCAATGCACTCGACACTGCCGAAGCTGTAATGCGCTGGGTGGTTCACCATATCCTCTGTGTAGGGCATCTCCCTACGTGGGTTATCGTTCATCACCATGCTCCTTCACACAGATCTCTGCATCGGTAGGCGCGCTTAGAGCATTCTTGCGAGCGACGCTGGCATACCACTTGAACACGTACTTCAGGGGTGACCACTTCGGGGCGATGACCTCGGCTGTCTCACATATACACGCGAGGTCTTCCCAGTATTCTTTAGTCTTTGCTAACATACATTTCTCCATTGCAGTGCTGAGATCACGTACCCGTAAACGCAAACGTAAGATCAAGTTCGAGCTGTTGTGGGTTCTTGTGCATACCACCAACATAGATCAGCACGTCGTCTATGTTGTCTTCATTAATAACGATGGCTATACCACCGTTGGCTTTTATAGCTGATAAGTTCTTTTCTTGTAGGGGTGTTGGTTTGTTCTTACCCGCCTTACATTCTATACCAAAGAATGTACCTCCGTAACAACCAATGATGTCTGGGACACCGCTATTACCAAACCCGCCAGTGACCGGGTAGAAGTAGTAAGCCCCTAACGTCTTCAGGTGTGCTACTACTTTCTTCTTAACTTTCGCTTCTGGAGTCATCGCCATATTACCATTTCCTCGTACTTAATTGTGTTGTTCTGGGTTCCCTGAGATTCTCTACAAGCAAAGAATTGTCGATGTGGTCTCGGGTATTCACGCAACGTGAGCTTCTTGTGTGGCGCTTTGTTCCACCGCACAGTTCGCAGATTTTACCATCGAAGAACTTTAGCTTCTGCTCTAACGCATCGGCACGAGCGTACATTTTCTCTGCATCGGACCGTAAACTTTCAGGTGTTACTTTTGCGTAGTTCATGTTGTTACTCTCCATAATGAGTTTAGTTTAGTGTAGTCTATGCGATCCAGTTCGCTACGCGCAGTAACCTGCCTGTACTTTTCTTCGCACAGTATGCAGCTGCTGTGGCGCTTGCCGCTTTTGTGGTTGAGGTACAGGGGTGCGGCAACAATCCGCCCGCACGAATAACACGGCGCTTTCTGGGGTGTGTATCGGCTCATTGTGATTGTGCCTCCAACCATTCCATTAATGTTGTAACGATGGGGAATGAGACCCGCTTACCCCCGTTCGCTAAGTTGTATATAGTCGAGTAACTGACGCCTGTCTCCCGCGCAACGTACTTCAGGTTAAGAGGTTTCAGCCTGTGCTGTAGTTGTTCCAGTGTCATTAGTTGATCCCCGTCGAGCCAAAACCTTTCTTACCCCGTGTGGTGTCGTCCAGCTCATCCACCTCAGTCGAGACCAACATTGCCGGCACTACAATTAACTGTGCAATACGCTCACCGCGCTCAACTCTAAATGGCATGATGTCTGTACTGTGAACCGTCATCACAACGCGGATCTCGCCACGGTAATCTGAATCAATTACACCTGCCATAGTGTCCACGCCTCGGCTAACGGCCAGCCCACTACGTGGTTTGATCAGGCCGACAAACCCATCTGGTATGGCAACGGCAATCCCCGTACTAATAGTCACTACTTGCCCGAAGTGAACGCGGGCGACGTCTTGGTCTGAGTAGATGTCGAACCCAGCTGCCCCTGCTGTGGCCCGTTTTGGTGTTGTACACGTCGTTGTCAAGCGTTTGAATTTTATCATGGTCTATACCTTGAGAAGAACTTGAGGAAATATGATGTCGATGTTCGCCAGCACTGCCAGCAGCACAACCACCAAGCTGTATATTACGACGGCACTATAAACTGCCCAGTACCAACGCATATGTTCAAAATAGATACAGTAAGCTATCTGTACACAGAACATAACTACTGCTAAAGCTATCATTACGTATAGTGTTATCATTTCATTCTCCGTTTCGCTGCTTCTGTTATTGCTTGTTGTTCTGCCTCGGTTGCGGTAGCCCACGCTTTAAGATCTTCGAGAGTCCTACCACAGCCGACACAGACCTCGGCTACTACCTTACAAACTTTTACGCACGGGCTGAGTATCACTCAGTTCTCCATTTCGTTTTTATATGCAGTTTCAGCATCAGCCAATGCACCATAAGCATCGGACCGTGCATTATCTGCCTGATCGAAGGCATAGTTAGCCTCGGTGGAGGCCTTAAAAGCATTTTCCTGTGCAACGTGAGCATGATCAAATACAACTGCGGCAGCGTCCCGAGCTAATTTTAATTCTTCTAATTTAGTCATCTTCAGTTCTCCAATATCATCGGTTGTACTTCGACGCCCACCATCATGTGGAATATCGCTTTGGCCTGCGCCTCGATGAGCTTGGGCCGTGACCAGTCGTACCGTACCGCAGATGCCACGGCTTGGTGTCTGTGTGGTATCCCAGCACGGTATGTGAATGTATACCCGCTGATGTCATCAATTAGTTTTTTCATCTTTAGTTCTCCTGCTCTTCTTGGGGGTACTTGTCTAGCGTCCAATGGGCGCTTGTTAATAACGTCTCCACTACTTGGGGGGACATGTTACTACTTGCCAGTATGTCGACTGTCTCGATGAGCATCTTTATTTGCTCGCGGTATTCTGCGATTTCCTGCTTTGTGTTGTTAGTAGTCATAACTTAGTTCCTCTTTTTTGATACCAGTTCCCGAAGGGCTGGTGGCCCCCCGTGTTAGTGCGTCACTAACATTATCTATAAACCCAATAGACGTTGACGTCTATCCTACGTCCGATACCCACAACGTCTATTGTGGGGGGCACTGCACTGGTCAGCATTAGTACTGCTAACTTCTCCTGTACCCACAAAGGCAACGCATCTACCGAAGGATATGTAGCATCCAGCGGAGTGTCAAGCTTATCTATACCTAAACATATCACACCGACAGGTTTCGTACCATCCAGTACGATAACGCGGTATATGTTATCATCCTGTATAGATCCACCGTTATCACCTACCCAGTACCACTCAGTGTCGGTGCTAGTGGATGCAAAAGGATTCTTCACCGTGAGATACCTCGGGTTAAACTTAATCGATTCCTGCCACATTTGCGCCCTAACCGCTTCCTTACCAACATACTTAATCCACCACATAGAACATGCCTTCACCGGCGCGGTACCCTACACCATCGACGTACTCGCCATCGCCTAACATGTTAAGGACAGATAGTTTACCCATGATGTGATCCGGTAGGTTGTCTGCTTCGTAGCGATCTACTGTGTTAGATGTCGATGTATACGCGGATGTCGCATTGCCGATATATACAGTCTCAAACTTCTGAGCACCCATGCACTCATAAACACGAACGAACCACATCGGTACCTCGCGACCAGACAGCGCACTACTATTATCCTTTAGCTCGAAGTACTTCGCTAAGTCTGCACTGAACGCTGGGCTTAGAAACGTATGTCCAGCTTTTACCAGATGTCGTAGCTCTGTAAGTAGTGGGCTGTCAGGTGTATAGGATGATATGTTAAACATCGTCTCTACGGACGCTCGTAAGTCCTGCCGAGCTGTATGCGCCACGCTAGTAACCTTACTCACTACGTCTGAAAAGGTTACCTTCAACATATCTTGTGGGCTGTAAGGTCGCATGTACCGCTTAATGTGGCGCAGTGCGGTGGCGCAGCTACCCGTCGTCTTCGTATAGTAAGCGTCGTTATAGTCAGAGTACCGGTTGTTCGCTATATTCGGGCTACTGATGGTGTACTCAGTACTCCACCTACTTTGCTCCCCGTCAAAAGGTTCGGGTTTCTGCCCAGCGGATACCCAACCTACGCAGTACGGGTTACCCTCTATATACATATACAGTGAGGCACGATCCCTCATTATAAACTGCATACCCCGGACACTTGAGGCGATGTTACTCTTTAGTATCCTAATAGACTCTGATTGCTCGGCCTCTGCCCAACCGGATGTCCATCGTTTCTCTTCTGTTAGTGCTTCACTAACAAGTTTATGTCTGAAAGTCATCATTACATATCTCCTGAATTAATGTTTACCGTTACGCCTACGTCTGGGTTGGCACGTTTATTGTCTAAGATGCACCATAGTACGGGGCATGACCAGTTACCCCATGTACCCCCAAGGTATCCATCTGTCAATACTATGGCGGCTTGTGGCTTGACGCCGTGCTCGGTCAGGTACGCTGGGATACATTCCACATTCGTGCCGCCACCACCTGCTGGCTTAGTAGTGTTGATGAGATCATCGAGCTCGTGCATCAAATATTTCTCATCCTGACAAACCGCGCTGTCCCAGTACAATAAACGTACAGCTTCAGGGTGTACGGTGTCACATATACTCTTCACTTCGGATAGGAAGTGGCTAAGCTCGGTATGTCCAATAGATCCTGACGTGTCGATGGCGATAACCAGCTCACCCACACGCTCACTAACACCTGATGGCATGTAGTAACCACCTGCAACATACCTTCTGTTAGGACGTTGCCATGTAGAGTAGTCATTACCTGCACACGTTGTAGATATAAAGTCGCGCAGTACCTCACGCCAATCTATCTGGGGCTGGAGTAGTTCGGCTAAGTCACGATCACCCCCAGTGCCCAGCTTACCGGCGATCAACGCACCCTGACGTATCGCCTCGTCTATATCTCGTGCCAGCTCCCGCTGTTCTTCCTGAGTAAGCTCCTTCGCTCCATCCCAGTCGTGCTCATCCATACCCCCGGCACCTTCACCGTTGTCGCCATCTTCCTTGAGCATGCTGTATACCTTCGCGCTGTCCATGCCCCGGTACTTCGGATCGTAGCAGCCGCCTTCGGGTAACGTCGCCCAACCATCTCGGTTGTCATCTAAAAGCTTACAGTTGATAACGAAGTCACACGCTACATTCGCTAGCTGTGGGTTCTCGTCGTACAGGTGCCGCCATGTAGTGAGGTGCCGGTAGAGTTTGTGGTAACACTCGTGCAGTACTAGGAACCGTAGCTCTGGGTCGTTAAGTGTGTCGATGAAGTCACGTCCGTACTTCTCATCACGCCCATTAGTACAGGCTGTCGGGACATCATCGTCTATGCTGCGATCCCCGATCATAAGTACACCCGCTAGTGCTACGTACTTCGGACTGCCCATAATATCCACTACTGCTTTGGATAACCGTTGTTCTTGTGTAAGTTGTTTTCCGATAGATAACATACTCATTCTCCTGTTAGTGACGCACTAACTATTTCTTGTCTGCTGCGAACATGTAGTTGTTGTTCATGGCCCACTGTGTGAACTTCTTATTGGTCATGATCAGCTGCTGCTTGGCATACTTCGGGGTACGGACACCGTTAGCAAACATACCCTGCGCTTCCTTGTCCAGTCGTGGCATGTAGTCCATCCACGCATCTACCCAATCTTTGTCGAGACTTGCTAGGCTACGGTATACCACCATACATACCGCAGAGGCAGAGTCAGGCACCTTAGCGTTAAGCGGATCCTGCTTGATACTTTCGAGTGACGGTAACTGATCGGCCAGCTTGACGAACGCCATCAGATCCATCGCGCCTCGGTCACCAATAGTACCCATGAGTAAACCTGTTAGTGTCTGATCATCGAACTGTTCGCGAGTCTTGAGCCAGTCGGACGCCGCCTCTAGTGACCGAGGTGTAACAAACGCTGCACGCTGCTGCTTGGGATGATAGATGTACGGGTTATCATCTGGGTTCTTGATATCTTCGAAGCCATGAAACAGGTGTGGGTTATCCTTGCACCAGCCCAGTAGTGTGTGATCGATGCCGTTGTTGATACCCCACTCGATCCATTCCATGTGGTCAGGCTTACGGGCCGTAATAACAGTCATCCGGTTACGGGCATGGGGTGGTAACAAGTCACCGACACCTTCGGCACCGAGGTTGGTCGTCGCAAACACAACGCTGTCCTCGTGTAACTCATACGATCCTATCTTACGTTCGAGCATCAGTCGCAGCATGGCATTCTTGACGGCGGGGTTCGCCTTGCCGTACTCGTCAATCATCAGGATGATCGGCTTGTCGAGGTGTGCACCTAACTCCTCGTTGGTGGCGTACGATACATAGTCTGTACCCGCTTCTTCTGACATGGTGGCCAGCTTCGGTATGGATATGTCACCGAGATCCTTGGTCGTGCAGTCGAAGTAACACGGGGTGTGAGTCGGTAGCTCACCTGCTAACATCTTGAGTAGCGAGGACTTGCCGGTACCCATGTGGCCTTGGATCAGTACGGTACGCTTGGTACCACCTGCTTTGATAGCTGACATGATCTGGTCAAGACCGAGGGCGTACATCTGGGCTGCATTGTTCATAGTAGTTCTCCTAGTGAGTCGGTGTAAGTAAATCCGCTGTTGGTGTCGCATCCGATCTTGTATGCCTGTTGAATACTGATGTTGCGCTGGTGCAGGTCGTATATCTGCTCATCAGTCAGTGGGCATCCAGCGAATCCGTACTTGGCAAACTCTTGCTGTAGTGCTTCGCGGTACTTGTTCATAGTAGTTCTCCTAGTGTTAGTGACTCACTAACTTATTATTGGGTGGTTGTAAACTTCATCTTAGCTAAGGACTCGTCGAGTGGTACACCAGCGTGCATCGCTATGTGGTTGTATACCTTCACACCTTCCAGCTCTGCCATACGCTCGACCTGTTTCTTGACTAGCCAATACGGTGACGCCGGTACTATCTCCACAATGTCAGGGTACAGGTACCCTGCTGGCACATAGTCGTCGTCGTCCATATAAACACCCGCTGCTCGTGCTAGACCGTTACCTGCGTCGTATATCTCGATTGATCGTAATGTAATCATATTATTCTCCTCAGAATAGTTGTTAGTGTGTCACTAACTTACATGTCAAGTGATGGTAGTGCTTTGATAACGTCATCTACCACACGTTTCGTTTCGGCGCGGAGATACCCATCCTCCCGTAATGCATCTGGTGTAATCCCCCGCAGTGTGTTTTCTAGCTTCAGACGCAATGCCGACATCTGTGAATCGTTGGTGATATTGCACACGTCTAGCAGATCTACTATGTCGAGCACATTAGACACCAGCGTGTCTCGAAAGATCTTCTTCTGTCCGCTGTCACCATAGTCGAGCCGTTCGGACATTGCTGTTAGTGCCTTGAATGCACGTTGCCACACATCCTGCATCGCACTGTGTAACTGGGCCTCGTAATACGCTTGGTAGTGGTCTTTGACCTGCTGATTCCCCTCGTTGCCGACATCGACGCGAAAGTCACCTGCTTCTGGTAGTGGGATATATGAGAACCGGAACTTAAACTTCTGCGCAATGCTGGCCGCTTCGGGGTACTCCTCACGGGAGAACAGGTTACCTAAGTTGGCCTGCGCTTGACTGATCTCCCAGTCATAAGCATCAATAAACTGTGCTACAAGACGTTCGTACTCGTTCTGCACCTCTGTCATGGTCTGGTGATACTTGAAATACGCCGCAGTTGGCAGAAGACGCATTCCGGTATCAGACCATGGCATAGTCATAGAGTAGTGTAGGTTACGGACATTAGCAGTGAACTTCTGCACTGCATCTAGCTCTGCGCAGTTGCCCAGTAGCTTTTTGTTGACGTTGGCCACACCTGCTGCTGCATAGTTCTGTGAGGTGATGTCCTTTGACGCCCGCTTGTCTAACTTACGCGCTGTCCATGTAGAGATACTTAACTCTACCAACATCGATGAAGATGCGATGGATGGTGCTGTTGGAGCCTGTGGTGCTTTGTTAGTTGTTAGTGGCTCACTAACATTGTGTTGCTGCGTTGTATGGTTCATAACAGTGTACTCCAGTTGGTTTAAGGCTCAGTGG